TTAGAGCGTCCATAACTGGGTCTTTTTTTTTACTCGGTTTGACCGCTTTCTTTTTTACTGTTTTCTTTTTTGCCATAATTTCCTCGCAAGAGGAGGGGCATAAAGCCCCTCACTCTTTTATTTACTTATTATCAATCACTATCTGTAAATAACGCTGCTCCAGTAGTATCTGCATCTGCACTATATACACATCCAGAAACCATCCATTCATTAGATGCAATTTTTACTAATTCAACCCATGAACCTTTAAGTCCACCGCCATCAGCAACATCAGCATCAAGAACAATGTTACAATCATCTGCAGCTGGAATTATTACATTAGCATAACCCGCTGTTGCACTTGCAAGTATCAAACCACCTACAAAATCATCACCACCAGAATCTGCAATATCTCCTGTTTTTATTGTATAAGCATTATTATTCGATGTTTGAACAATAAACTTTACACTAAATCCAATGTCAATATTTGCATCAGTTGGCAATGTAACTGTTAGAGCAGATGTACTATTTAGAGACATAATCTTCCCTGCATCTGATCTTCCAATTGTTTTATCTGCAGTTACATCAACAAGTCCTGCACTTGAACCACCTAAATAAGGTCTAGCCATAATAAGCCTCCTTAATCTGTGATTTTAAACAGAGAATGACTCTCAATTAGCTGTATACCAAGTCCTTCATCAGACATATATTGGTCTTTAACACCATCAAAGGCATTGTCAGTTTTAATATTAGCCTGATACATTGCTGGTCTGTATTGTGCATGGAATAGATTCTCATCAGAAACTACAACCATGTACTTATTATACTGATTACGCAATGCTGGAGTTGGAATTAACTGTAACATGCCATGAGGTGTTTCAAGTACTCTATAATTAAAGCCTAATGAATCACGCTTCATGTCACCAAGATTAACACTCCATCCAGAATTTCCAGATAATCCAGAATCACCAGCCATTTTAGACCAGTATCCTAAAGCACCAGCACCTACAAAAGCACGCTTAACACCTGCTTCTGGTACATACTGAAATACTTTTTCCATATCATCTACAAAGTTACCATAAGAATAACTTGCTTCAGAAACAGTAAAGATATTTTCATAATCTTTAGTTGCATCTGAAGAGCCATAAGTTTCTATGGCGCTTACAATCCCATAAGTAGTTCTTATAAGATTTCCAGCTGTATCTGTTCTTCCACCATCAGTAAAAGATTCATTAGCTGCACCATCTCTAGCATCAGCTAAATCTGTACCACCTAATCTTTTACCAAAAAGAAAAGCTTTTTCTTTTTGCATTTTGTGTTCTTGTGCTTTCTGTCTACGCAATCTTGCTAGCTCAGAAGACTCTCCACGAAGAACAGCAGCTTGAAGCGTACCTGTTACTTGTAGAGGAGTTTTAAAAATCTGAGTAGAATTGTGAACAACTGAAAGTTCATCAGCCCAAGCATCTGGTGCAGAACTACCTTCACCATGTGCATTACCAACTACACAAAAATAATCATTATTAGAAACTGAAATAGCACTTAATGCTTTTACAGTAATGTGATTAGCTTCTGGTATAGCTGTAATAATTGCAATACCTCTGTTGGTTGTTTTAGTTACATCCCATATTTCACAAGTTAATCCAATCCAAGAAGAATCTGGTGAAGATGATAGATTGTAAATACCATCAACTTCTAAAGAATCTCCATCATCATTATTATCTAATGTAGCTCCTTCTGCAGCTTGAAACTCTTGTTTTACCCAAGGGTTTCTATGTTCAAACATTTTGAATATAGGGTCTGGTACTGAACGCATTTCCTGATTACTAACCATTGTAGTAAAGGGAGCAACGTCAGTCCATAGTTCCTTAGTTACTTGTGGGTCTACATAAAAATCTCGGCGATCATCATATAGTACTCCACTAGCTTCTAAGTTTTTTGTTGTTGCAGCCATTTATTTGACTCCTTTTTTACTTAGCGTCCTAGTAATGCATCACTAAATGCTTGCTCTTCAGTTCTTGGCTGTTCAGACTTTCCTGTAATTACAGAAGGGTCTTTAGGTACCGATAACCTTTGAGCTTGATTTTGCATTTCTTGTGTTTTTTGTTGCACTACTGGGTTCGCATTTGTTCTTAATTCAAATAACTTAGCTAAATTATCCATAGATAGATTATCAGGAGCAGAAGCCCATTGAATAAACTCACCTGCTTTTTGATTATCCCAGCCATATGAATTAACAGCATGACTATATGCTTGTTGCCTCATAGCTTCTTCTTGTTGAGCAGCAGCTTGTCTTTGATAAGCAACTTGCATATCAGCTTGACGCTGTGCATCAACATCTTTTAGATAACCAAGATATTCATCTCTATAGTTTTCTTTAGCCATTCGATACTGAAACGACTTTGATTCTGGGTCGTTATAAGCATCGACTTCATTGTAATTAACTGGTTTTTCAGGTTCTGTTGGCTCCTTCAACGAAGACTGTTGAACTCCCATTTGGGTTTGTCCTACAGGTTGTCCGTTGGAGAGCTTGGTTTCTAAACTTTGGAGAACCTCTGGATTTTGACGTATCATTTGCTCTACAGGTTGTAGACCATTTTTATAATACTCCAGTTCTTCTCTAAGTCCAGACAACTCACTCTTGGCTTTATCAGCCTGTGACTGCCAGTACTCATACCTATTAGTGTCTTCCTTTTGGTCAACACCGTTTTCTGTGGTTTGGCTAATTGGTTCTGCAACCTCTTGCCCTGTAACAGGGTTTAGGTCAACGTTAGGAACTGATTCAACTTGAGGTGTCTCTGCAGACAACTCTCCTTGAAACATTTCTACGTTACCTGCGGGTGCAGTACCAGCATCAACTACTTCCAATTTTTCCATTTTCTTTTCCTTTTTTGCGATTTGGTTAATTCCAGCAACCGCTTCCTCAATCTTTTATGCCTCATCCAAACTTAATATACGTTCATTCATTTGACGTTGTGGATTGTTTTCACTTGCTTCAGATAAATCATTTCTAGCCATTTTAAGTTCATCACCTAATCTAGCTTTATATAATTGTTGTGCCATTTCTACTTTAGCTTCTGCTTTAGCAAGTTTCTTTTCAAATTCTTTTACTTCTACACGCTTTCTATCATGTAGTGATTCCCTCTGTGCAGTTTGCAAATCACCTTTAAGTTTTTTAATCTCTTCAGATTGTGCTTGCACCTGCTGTTGCATTTGTTGCATTTGACCATTTCGCTGTAAAACACCTTCCATGTCTGCAACATCAGTTTGTTTTAATAACTCTATTTGGTCAATTAAACCAGCTTGATATAACTGCATATAATACTCAAATCTTGCCCAGCGATTACTTGGCAATGTTGAGCCAGATGCTACAATAATATCATATTTACCTACTGTAATATCATTTAACTTTCCTACTACATTACCTATATCATCATATAAAGGACTATTTACTACAACTTCTTTAGGTTTATTATTTGGTTGCATTAATCTTAAAACTTTTTGATCTGTATATACATACTGCATTAAACCTATTACTACTTTACCTAATTGATTTAAACCTTCTTCAATATCATCTCTTTTAGATTTAATACGTCTTTGTCCGTATTCATCTAAAGCTACAGTACCTTTAAAAGTTTGTGGTGCAGCACCCATGTCGCCCTGCATTAAAGCGTATATACCAAGGATTCTTTCAATATCAGCTTTAGCATCTGCCTCATTTTTATATAACTCATTTGGCAAAGGAATTGGAGATGCTACTATAGGACTGCCTAACTCTGGGTCAAACTCTATAACCGCTGTTCCAGCCCTACCCCAATCCTGCTCTACTTGCTGTTTATTTACTGCACCACGAGGAATTAATAATTTTACGTTTGTACTACTAGATGCATGTGCAATTATTAATGAACGAATTTTATTTATATACTCTTGTAAACCTTTTACAAGTCTGACATCAGACATTGGATAAGGATTACGATTAAAACCATTCATAATTGGCACTATAGGATATTCTTCTATAGGCAGTATTGATTGATATAGCATCATATCACCTATAGAAACACATTGTTTAATATTTGTTATTTCAATTTCATTAACTAATATTTTTTCTTCTTCTATTAAATGCATCTTACTAGCAATGTCAATATGACTTGTTGAATTTGGAATAGAACCTTCATGTTCTTCTCCTGCCATTGGAACTGGTTGTCCTGACATAGGGTCTTGCATTAAATGAAATGTGTCTCCCACACTTTCATGTAATTGAATATATCCTCTTACTTCTTTTTCATCTGTAAATATTTGCTGTTCACCATTAGAATTAGTTAAAATAACTATTTCTTCATTTTGATAATCTTTGTACTCTTCTGTATTTAATACTTTTTCTTCATTTGCATATGGGTCATATATTTTAAAATAAGGCATACGTACTTTTGAATACCTTGTAAACATTTCTAGTTCTCTATCTCCCGATAACTCTTCTCCAGCAATTCTACTTTTTAAAGTAACATCTTCTGATTTTAAAGCATGTCTACTTTCTGAAGTAATATTTATATGACTAGTTTCTTGTACCTTTTTTATTTCTTCTTCATATTCTGGATAATATTGAATCAATTGATTTTGACTCATTAATTTTGCTACTAAAACATGACCAGAGTCTCTACAAAATGGGTCTTTACTGCTTGGGTCAAAATATACTTCAAGTGGGTCTAATGATTTAAGACAAACTTCACCACGACCAAAGTCTTTATCTGGGTCAGTATATGCCATTATAACTCCCATGCCTTTAACATAGTAATCATCAATAGCTTGCTTGAGTTCTACGTTGCCATTGGAATTATCCCAGACGTAGGACATCAAGTCAGAAAATAAACGACCAACTTCTGTATCGCTGGTTTCTCTGGCAGTTGACTGAAATCGTGGTTTGTTAGCAGTAAGCAAAGCTTTAGCTTGCTCTACTGCAGAAAAAATTACATTTACTACAATTGGTTCTTGAGCTTTATTACGTAATGCGTCAGACTGTTCTTTTGTCCATTGCTTACCATTACGAAATTCATTATCCTCTACTGCTTGCTTTGCCCAGTTTTCTCTGGCAGAGCTATATTCGCTTAAAAGGTCGTGTGTAAATTGTACTTCTGGGTCTTTAGAATTAGAGTTATTATGCATGTATTTAGAGTTTTAATAAGTTAAACTACAAAGTTAAGTAAAAAGTTCCAAATTAAGATGTTTTCCAATCAAATCTTTTCGCTGCAACTCTGCTGCTGGATTGTTTTTCTTTATCTTCTACTACGTGATTAGGTGTATAACATTTTTTCATAGCATAGTATAAACCATCTAATAAATCATCATGTTTACCCCTAGGGTATAATAATAGTTCATCTTTTAAAGATAATTGACTTTTTTTAATATATACTTTTTTTTGTGCAAAGTATGGCTCCATTGTTTCAAGTCTTGATGATTTACTAGTTCGTGGAGACTCTTTTATTTCCAATCCACTAATAAACAGATTTTCTTCTTCTGTTCTTTGCCTTAAATATTCTCGTAACATTTCTTGATAGCCTACAGACTCTATACGTACCTTTACAGGTTTGTATAGTTTAAAATACTCTATAATGCTTTCTGCTAAATTCATAGGGGTTGCTCTTTTGCGATAATATTCTAGAATATACCGATTATTATTATTATCAACTGCTACAGGCATAATTACACTATAGTCAGCTGTTTTGCGTATTGAGGATGCAGGGTCAACCCCCATAAAGACGTTTACTGGTATTTTATCAGAACCAGTATTTAAATAATGCTGATTATCTTCATCTATTTCTAGTTCATAATCATGATATTGTATATAGTCTTCTTTAAACAGCTGGTCTTCATCACCAACTATTTGACATAGATACTCTCTATAAAAAACACTTACTCTTGCTATTGACTCTAACTCTTCTTTTTTCTGTTTTAATTTTTTTATAGGTTGCCATTCTTCCCATAATGCAATTTGTTTATCCATGTCTGGACTAAAATGCATATTTACCCAACCTTTCATTTCTTTTAGTACTTCTACTAAGCAGCGTTGATGCTGCGGTGTACCAATAACAATTATTTTCCCTTTCTTAGGATCTAGTGAGGGAACTGCTGATTGCAATAGCCATCTAAGGTTTTGCTCCATAGCTTCAGCAGTCTTAGTATTATTTTCATCTTCTGGGTCATCTACAATAATAAGCGTAGGTCTTTGACTACCTACTTTAATTCCTCTAAGCTGTTGACCTGTACCTTTGCAGATAATCATAGAACCATCTTTTAGCTCTATTTCTGACTTAGCCCATTGTTTTGCACTATGTTGACCCCAATATCCATATATAGCTCTAAACGTTTCGCTATAATCAAGAGTATCTTTAATTGTACCTAATAATTTTATAGCATGGTCTTGAGTTCTTGATACTAAGACTATTAATTTACTCCCCTCGTGATGCATAAGGTGGTATAAAGGGTAGACACCACCCACAATGGAGGATTTAGCATGACCACGAGGGGCTATGATGTTTACTTGCTTGGAGGCATTATCAAGTAAAGCATCAGCAATCTTATAATGAAAATCTGGAGAGGGTACAGTAAACATGTTTGGCATTATAATTTTACCAAACATTATCATATTCTTTTTTAATTTATTTATAACTAGTTTGTTATCTTCTGCCACGTTTTTTCTTTGGTTTAGGGCATGATGTAAGACCATGTATCATTGTTTCTTCGTAATGCCCAGTTTTTATACCACAATGTTTATGATTGCCACAATCTGTAGCAAATGGACATTCCTTATCTATAATAGGACAATGTGCAAACATTAATAAAAATCGTCATTCCATAGCATACCATAAGTTTCCATTTCTTTTAAAGCATCAATAGCTACGGATGAGAGAAACTCTGGGTCACTAGTAGGCATAGCAGAAATAACATGCAATGCTCTAATAGCCACATCTAATTGGTCTTCCATAATATTAGCATTAATATGTTCATAGTCATCATCAGGAGTCAGGTTGCTCATTTGTTTCCTCTTTTCTTTGTAATGTTAATTTATTTTCCTCCAATGCTATAGTATCAGCTATTTGTTTAGTAACATCTATCTGTACTGTATCTGTTAATACTTTTTTACTAGGCTTCATTTCTAGTAAATCCATAATTGCATCATTAGCTTTTAGAAAGTTGTTAACATCGCCCTTACCTTCTGCCATATGTAACGCTCTTAATAGATTATCTACTGCAAATTCTTTATTAACACTCTTTTTAGATAATAATTCTTTTAGTTTTTCTTCTACCATGTCTTTTGTTACCTTTTGTTTTAAAAATCTTCTTACAGTTGCCGCAGGTATCTTTTGGTCTGGTCTATATATATTACCTAATTTGTCAAAATCTACCTTATCCCCAGATAATAACATATTTGCGTATGCCCCTACTGTATTCTTTGCTCTTGTAGTATTTATTTCCTGTTCTTTCCAATCTTTTGCAGGATTAGTCTTAGAATAACACTCATATGCGTGATTTAGCTCGAATTTTATTGTAGAAAATGAACTACCCCATCCTACACCACATGTTAGCTTAATAAATGTTCGTATATTTCCATTTTTATCTGTATAGTCCTTTCTAGACACACATTCACTAACATATTCGTCATCTGTTAATCCCCAGTCACCAGTATTGCACTCTTTCCAGTATAAATATTTTATATTTTTATTTTCAGCTTCATCCTTAGTGTATATAGGGTATTCTGCTGTTTTTCTATTAATTCTTCGTTTAATTTTTATCATAATCTCTAGTAACTGTTACTTATTAGTAACTGTTACTATATAAGTAACTTATATATATATACTATATACTTTAATCCATACTCTCATCAGGATTGTATCCCTGCTTTTGCTCAATGATCTTGCTAATTATCTTAAATTCAGCCTCTAATTCATCTGCACTAGTGTTAATTCTGTCTTGTAAAGCATGATATTCTTCATCAGTCATGTCTGACCTTTCCCATTTACCTGTTATCATGTTAAATACTTCGTAAACTCTCTTTTTACTGCCCATGTTCTTTTAAGTTAAAGTTAAACTCTATGTCATTTCAACTTTTAAATTAAGTAAAATGTTCCAATACTCTTATGAAACTAGAACAAGAATGTGTGTGAGAGGGATATATGTTACCTACCCCCATTACATTAAGGGTTGGTAGGGTACATTAGGTTGAGTTCAAATCATACGTTAGGTTGAGTTCGTTACACTCACCCGTTATAATGCCCACCCTTACCATACATCTGGCGACCCCCTGTCTGTTACCAGACAGCCGCAGTCGCACAGGTATTCCCTTACATGTATGTGTGGTGGTAATATATATAATCCTTACATATAGTTAGAGTAATCCTAAATCTCTGGTATTTAGTTAACTTAACTTAGGAGATTGAAATCAATGAATAGATACTTACAAAATACTGGTTATTTCTTTGTAGGCACAGGTGTTATACTATGTGCTGGTGCAAAGGTAGCTTACACATATGCATCAGCTGGAGTTGAAACAGCTGTTAAAGTTGGTAAGCGTGAAATGTGTACTGAAGAGTTACATGGTCATCATGATGGTTGTCCAGCTTGTGACGCATAGTACATAATACTAGGGGGGTGCAAATCCCCCCAAATACTTAATCCTTTATCTATAAATAAACATGGAGGTATACATGATAGTATGTATTAGTGAACGGAGCTTGTACTACGAATTTCAAGATTTAAACTCAGGCTCCGTTGAGTTAATAAACAGAGATAAGTTCAGTACTAAAGAACTTGCTCGTGATGAGGCAACTCATAGATTTGCACAGAATAGTGCTATTCAATCTGTAGAGTTTACTCAATAATACCAAAAGTCCCTGCATAAAATTTCCTATAATTAGGTTGCAGGGCAATCTTTTCTTAATAATAACAACGGAGTATAATATGCAATCATTAAATATAAAAATGGTGCTAAAATTAATAAATGATAGTATTTATGAAATAGATAAAGATATGGAAACCATAGAAAACCT